AGGCCGTACAGCCGGTTGAGAGCAGCGGCCCGAATGGTGGACCGATCGAGACTGTTCAACGCATCGAGTTGATTCCGCTGAATGGGAACGGCGCAGATTCGGCTTCCTGAGAAGCTGATCCCGGTCTTTGCCGGTGAAGCTGATGTTCGCGGGGCATACGGCGGCCGCGGTTCTGGCAAGACGCGCAGCTTCGCCAAGATGGTAGCGGTGAAGGGATATATCTTCGGCATGTCGGGCGTGAGCGGGATCTTGCTGTGCGCACGACAGTTCATGAATTCGCTGTCTGATTCGTCGCTTGAAGAGTGCAAGCGCGCGATTGAGGACGAGCCGTTTTTATCCTCGTACTACGACATCGGCGACAACTACATCAAGTCGCGGGACGGGCGGATTTCGTTCGTATTCGCTGGGCTTGACCGAAACATTGCCAGCATCAAGTCGAAGGGACGGATTCTGGTGTGCTGGGTCGATGAGGCCGAGCCTGTCACGGATGAAGCGTGGACGACGCTGATCCCTACCCTTCGCGAAGAGGGTGAAGGATGGAACGCGGAGTTGTGGGTGACGTGGAACCCGAAGCGCAAGACGGCTCCTGTCGAGAAGCGTTTCAGGGCTGCAAATGACCCGCGTTACAAGGTCGTCGCGCTCAACTGGAGGGACAACCCGTGCTTCCCGGCGAAGCTTGAGCGTGATCGCAAGCGGGACATGGAAGAGCGCCCCGAGCAGTACGAGCACATTTGGGAAGGAGGATTCGTCACTGCGCTTGAGGGCGCGTATTTCGCTAAGCATTTGCGTCGAGCGCAAGAGGAAGGTCGGATTGGGTTCTTTCCCGCCGATCCGCTCATGTCGATTCGCCTCATATGCGACATCGGCGGGACGGGCGCTAGGGCTGACGCATTCGCCATTTGGGCAATGCAGTTCATCGGGCGCGAGATTCGTTGCGTGAACTACTACGAGACCGTAGGTCAGCCTGTCGACGCTCATCTTGCATGGTGTAGATCGCAGGGTTATGAGCCGTCCCGGGCCGGTTTCTGGCTACCTCATGACGGATCGACCCAGGATCGCGTCTACGACGTGTCATATGAGTCGACGCTTCGCAAAGCGGGCTACGCGGTTACTGTTGTGCCGAACCAAGGAAAGGGCGCCGCGATGGCTCGCATTGAGCGTGCTCGTGTTCTGTTCCCGCAGATTCGGTTTCACGAGGCAACCACAGAGCCTGGGCGTGCCGCGCTGGGCTGGTATCACGAGAAGCGCGACGAGGAGCGTGGCATTGGCCTCGGGCCTGAGCATGACTGGTCAAGCCACGGCAGTGACGCATTCGGTCTCGGCTGCCTCACATGGGAAGAGCCGAAAGAGATGAAGCCGATCAATTACCCGAAGTTGGCTATTGCGTAGCAGCAAAAAATGACGAAAAACACGGCTCTATATGACGCGGAGCAACAATGAGCATCGCATTGGACACGAAAGTCACGGCGCTGGAAAAGCGCGTCGCAGAGCTTGAGCAAGAACTTATGCAGAAGACTCGCATCGAGAGCATCAAGCATCTGGCGCAGTTGGTCGCACGCGTCGAAGAATTGGAGCGGACGTGCGCACGCAAGCCCGGTCCGAAGCCGAAGGAGCAGCCGTAATGCCGATGAGTGATTCGGAGCTGTTGGGGATAATTGGCCAATATGAACGCGCCGCGCTCGGCTCGTCTGTCTCTGTAGGGCCATCGGTGGGCGGCAACATCAAGCCGGCCGGTCAGACGATGACGACGCTGGAGATTGATCGCTACAACGCTCTGAACGCCTATTTCGCTCGTCCGCTTGGCAATGAGGTAGAGGACCGCTCGCAAATCGTTCTACCGGAGCTTCGGGATACGGTCGAATGGATCATGCCGACGCTCATGAGAATGTTCGTGGGCTCTGGCAAGCCGGTCGTGTTCGATCCTGAGGCCCCTGGTGACGAGGATCAGGCCGAACAGGAAACGGAAGTCGTGAACTGGGTCTTCATGAAGAAGAACCCGGGCTTCTTCATCCTGCATGACTTCTTCAAAGATGCGCTCATCATGCGCAACGGCTACATTGATTCCTGGTGGGAAAAGCGCCGTTGCACGAGCGTCGAGACATACACGGGCCTCACTGAAATCGAGGTTGCGCAGCTGTTCCAGACGGACGATGAGATCGAGGTCCTGGAGCAGTCGGAGAAGCAGGACACGACCTTTGTCATGGGCCCGAACGGCCAGATGGCGCCGTCGACCTACTCGTGCTTCGATATCAAGCTCAGACGCATCACGCAGAAAAAGCAAGTGCGCGTTGAATGTGTCCCTCCTGAGGAAGTTCTCGTTTCGCCCCAGGCTCGTCGCGGATTCGATAGCTCGTGTCCATTCGTCGAGCGCAAGCGTACGGTGCTGCGCTCCGACGTGATTGAGATGGGATTCCCGAAGGATCTCGTTGACGGGATCGAGGTTGCCGAGCCAACGTATCTAGACCTGATTGCCTTGGCTCGAAACGAGGTCACGGACCAGCTCAGCGAAGAGAACCCGAGCGATCCAGCCAGCCAGCAAGTTGAGTTGCGCATAGTCTGGATCCGCGTCGACTGGGATCAGGACGGTATCGCTGAGCTGCGCCGCGTTGTAGTGGCCGGCGACAAGATCTTCGACAACGACGAGGTTGAGGAAATCAGCCTCACCTCCTGCTCTCCGGTGCGCATGCCGCATCGTCACGTCGGGATCAGTTATTTCGATCTGCTGTACGACCTTCAGGTCATCAAGACTACCCTCTTTCGTCAGGCGCTCGATAACCTGTACGTGTCGAACAACTCGCGTATGGCCGTGAATCAAGACGCGGTCAATATCCAGGATCTGTTGATCTCGCGCCCGGGTGGAATCGTGCGCGTCAGAGGACCTGTTAGCGACAACCTTGTCCCGATCGTGCAGCCTTCGAACCTTATGCAACAGATTCTGCCGGCGATGGAGTATTGCGATCTGCAACGCGAGATGCGCACTGGTATCGGCAAGGACACGATGGGCGTCGATGCGGATGCTTTGCAGGACGTGACGAAAGGCGGCCAGTTAGCTGCGATGTCGGCTGCCGCGGCGAAGGTCGAGCTTGTTGCCCGTCTGTTGGCTGAAGGGGTTAGGGAGACGTTCCAGAAGATCCATAACCTGCTTCGTCGTCACCAGGATCAGCCGTTGACAATGATGTTGACGAACGGCCAATGGTTGAACGCCAATCCCGCAGAATGGCGGGAGCGTACTGAGGTGACGCCGAACGTGGGGCTTGGATCTGGCAACCGAGAAGAAGCGCGAGCAAATGTCGTGCTGCTCGGTCAGGCTCAAAAGGAATTGGCGCAGTTTGGTCTTGTCGGTCCCAAGCAGGCATTCGCGACGTTCAAGCGGATAACTCATCTGCTGGGATTCGAGAACCCGACCGAGTTCGCGATGGATCCGGATTCGCAGGAGTATCAGCAGGCAATGGCGCAGCGCGCGCATCAGCCTCAGGACCCGCGGATTGCTGCTGCACAGATGAAAGCGCAGTCCGATCAGCAGATCGCCCAGATGCGACTCCAAGCCGAGCAGGTCAAGGCCAGCGCACAGGCTCAGCAGGCTCAGGCAGAGGTCGTGCATGCTGCCGAGCAGTCGCGCAACGATCAACAGATTCAGATGGCACAGATCAGCTCGCAGGAATGGCAGACGGTTGTGAAGATCATCGGTCAGATCGTGGCGAGCCAACTCAAGCAGGATCCTGCGGCCGACGCCGGCCAAATGGTCAATCAAGACGTGAGCGAGGTGCAGCGTGGCTCCTGAAGAGGAAATCATCCGCGGCGGTCAAGCGCGCGACGTGCTCGATTCGCGAATCTTCGTCGAGGCAAAGAAGGCGATCCTCGACGGTATTCACGCGCAGATGCGCGCGGTGCCGATCGCCGACGACAAGATGCATACGCGGTTGATCCTAACGATGCAGCTATGGGACACGCTCGAAAAGTATCTGGAGAACGTCAAGCAGACCGGCGAGATTGCAGAGTTCCAGATCAGGCAGGAAGAGGAGCGCAAGCGGCGCTTCAAGATGTTCGGATAACCGATGTTCCATCGATGACGAGCCACCTTCGGGTGGCTTTTTCTTTTTGAGGCAAGCAAATGAGCGACGTGCAAGCAGCCACCCAACCGGGCGCAGCAACCTTCAGCAATCCCGACGAATCGAGCTTTCAGGGTCTGTGGGACTCTGGTGCATTCGATCCGAACGGCGTTCCGCCTAAGGATGGCAATGAAGGTACGGCGAATGCCGCTCCGGCCGCTCAGACGCCTCCCCAAGAGGCTGCGCCTCAAGTGCAGGCGCAAGAGGACGCGCAGCCGCAGATTGGCGACCAAAACGCACAGCCTCAGGCGGAAGAGCCCCAGACGTATGCGAGCCTGAATGACCTTCTGACGGCGCATAAGATCGATCCGGAGTCGGTCTTAGGCCTTCACGTCACGGCCAAGATTGATGGCAAAGAGACGCAAGTCCCGCTGTCGGACGTGATCAAGTCGTACCAGCTCGAAGGGCACGTCAACAACAAGTCGATCGAGCTTTCGAACCAAAAGGCTGCGCACGATAGGCAGATCGCTGAATGGCGTGCAGCCACGCAGACGGCCCTGAATCAGCATCAGCAGATGGGACAGCTGGCGCTTCAAATGCTGAACCACGACTTCGCGAAAGTCGACTGGAACGCATTGCGCCAAAACAACCCGGCCGAATTCGCCGCAATGCAGGCCGAGTTCGGCAATCGACAGCAGCAGATCCAAGGATTCCTCGCGCAAGTGCAGCAGCAGCAGGCCCATGAGGCTGCGCAGCAGCAACAAGCGCTTCAGCAAAACCTTGCAAAAGAGCAAGAGAGGTTGATCAGTGCGCGTCCCGAATGGAAGGACAGCGCCGCTTTTGCGAAGGCCAGCGAAAAGATGAAGCAGTACGCCCGCAGCGTCGGGTTTCAGGATGCCGAGCTCAGCCAGATATTCGACCACCGCTACATGCTGATTTTGGATGATGCGGCGCGTTATCGGGAGCTCCAAGCAGCCGCACCCCAAGCGCTGAAGCAGGTTCGGCAAGCGCCGCCACAGGCCGCCCCGGGATCTCGGACGAATGCAAACCCGAACGACGCGCGCCGCTCGGCCGCGATCGACCGATTCAATCGCAATCCGGGCGATGAGGACGCGCAAGCCGCGGTCTTCTCGCTGTTCACGGATTGAAGCCGGAGAACCAAAGTGAGCGTTCCGACAAACACGTTTCAGACCTTCACGCAAAAGAACATTCGTGAAGACCTCATCAACGCAATCTACAACGTCGACCCGTTCAAGACGCCGTTCTTGAACATGGCGAAAAAGGCCGAAGCGAAGCAAACGAATCACGAGTGGGATACGGATTCGCTCGCGGCGCAGAACCTGAACAACGCCGCGGTCGAAGGTGACGATCCTACGCCTCAGAACCTCACGCCGACCGCTCGGATGGGGAACTACACGCAGATCTCGACGAAAACTGTGTCGATCTCGGGAACGACGCAAGCTGTCGTCGCGGCGGGTGGTTCGAACAAGATGGGCTATCAGCTCCTGAAGAAGTCGAAGGAACTGAAGCGCGACATGGAAGGCATCTTGACCTACAACCAGGCCAAGTCGGCGGGTTCGTCGACGACGGCTCGGGTGTTGGCAGGCCTGCCGGCATGGCTGCAACAAAACGTCGTCTTCCAGACGGGCGGCACGCCCTCGGGTGCCAACCCGTCGCTCGCTTCGAACGGCTGGACGGACGGCACGAGCACGCGCACGTACAACGGCACGACCGTTGCCATTACGGAAGCGATGGTCAAACAGATGCTTCAGAAGGTGTTCAACTCGTCGGGCGACTGCCCTGAGTACATGCTCGTGTCCTCAGTGAACAAGCAGAATATCTCCGCATTCAGCGGCCCCGGCACGCGCTTCATCGAGGTCGAAGACAAGACGCTGCGCACGGTGGTGGACGTGTACGAGTCGGATTTCGGGGACGTGAAGATCGTCCCGGACATCTTCCTCGCGCACTCGGGCGATTGCTTCGCGATCAACCCGAACTTCGTCCGCGTGGCCTATCTGCGGCCCTTCCAGACGATCCCGCTCGCGAAGACCGGCGACTCGGACAAGAAGGAACTGCTCGTTGAGTACACGCTCCAGCTAGGAAACGAGCATGCACATGGGGCAATCTACGACACGACGGGCTAGAGGTTAATCGAGATGAGCCCACTTCTGGCGGCGGATGATTGCAAGAATCGTCTGTTTGCTAACGCCGTATTCCGCACCGAGTTGCTTGAGGGTGACTTGGTGCGGGACATAGCGTTGCCGAATAGCGCGAACCTGATCTTCCGTGAGCTTGCAGCTGGGATGCTCGATACCTTTCTGATGCGGGATGAGTGGCGCCGCGTGCCGGTTGTTATCGGCGTGAGTAAGCCATTCGAGGTTTTCGTCTCGATTGTCGGCCTTGTCGAGATTTTTATGATTGACCGTATGTTTTGGAGTCGGAGGTTCACCAAGGAACGCGAATGCTACGAGGCGGTGAACAAGAGCGGTATATCTCTTCTTGTCCTTGCAGAGAACAACGATTCGATATCCGCGAAGGTTGCCGCATCTAAGGCATTCGCCGCTTTTCTTGCGAGGGCTCCAATAGCTGCTACGCACGCGGCCAAGGTTAGAAACCTCGTAAAGGCCCTCATACCCAACAACTGGTTTCCAGATCTCGTCCATTCGGGCATCACCGTTAAAGATTAAATTTTAACAGAATTTAGGAGTGTTAATCATGGCAGGTATCACAGCAGGCACTACGCGCACACAAGCGGGCGCCACGCAAATCACGATGGACATCACCACAATCGGCACGTCGACGGCCCCTTCGGCCGGCTCGATGCTCGGCGATGGGGTAGCGCTGCCGCTGGTCGGCTCGGGCACGGACCGGGTCTTCATCATCAACAATACGGCCAATCCCGTCCAACTATATGCGGCCGTGCCGCTGTCGGGTACGGCTGACACGATCAACGGTGTTGCGGGTGCGACGGGTATTGCTCTTGCGCCGAACTCGGTTGTCGTGGCTACCGAAGCAGCTCCAGGGGCATGGAGCGTTGTCGGAACCGGGGAAGGCTACAGCAAGGGCTATCCGACGATTACGGCGCTTGACGGGCTTACGGCTCACGCTGGCGGTGGTCAGGGCAGTGCGACGGCTCTTCCCGCTTCGATCAATCGCTTCACGACCGTGGCAAGCGCGAACGATAGTGCGGTTTTGCCGGCATCGGCCCCGGGCATGCAGATCACCGTCGTGAACGCAACGGCAACCAACTCGATGAACGTGTTCCCGGCTTCTGGTGATGCGATCAATGCGTTGAGCGCCAATGCGGCATTCGGTGTGGCTGCCGGTAAGACGGCGACGTTCTTCTGTACCGCGGCAGGACAGTGGCACACCATCCTCACGGCGTAACGATTCTTCCTCGCGTCAGGGCTTTGGGCCGCCTTCGGGCGGCTCTTTTTTTGGAGTAGCGCAATGTCCAAATGGGTTCCGGTAGCGCCGTGGAGGCCTATTGCTGGCACTGGGCAGAACATCACGCTTGGTGGTTCATCGGTTCAATCGACGGCGTTCGATCCGAACTCGGAAGGGTCGCAGGCTGTGCAGATTTCGTCGACTGGAAACTGTCATGTCGCAGTCGGGACGAACCCCACGGCGACGGCAACAGACATGCTCGTGAAAGCATCAGACCCGCCTCTGGTCGTTCGTATCGCCCCGGGCGAGAAGATCGCTGTGATTCAGGACGGCGCGTCGACCGGCACATGCAACGTGATCGAACTGACGCACTGAGGCAGCCATGAGCGAAGTCACGACCGAAAATCAAGCGCCCATCGACGACGGAAAGCGCATGACGTACCACGAAGAGGACGAAAAGATGATCGTCCGATACGAGCAGGACGTGGAGACGGTGCTCAAGCTCAACCACGAGCAGCGCGCAGCGGAATGCAGCGTCGAGCGCATCGGAGAATGGCATCAGACGATGCGCGTTCCTGAAGTCGTCATGCTCGATATCAAGTTCAAGTACGGGTGGGACTACCAAAACCCGGACCATTGGCCGATGGTCAAGCAGCTGCTGAAAGGCCCTGAGTATGCGGCCTTCCGCACCACGAATCGGCGGATTTGATCATGCAACGGTACGTGAACAGCATCGCCGATCCGAAGACCGGCATGCCGATCGCCAATGCATCGGTTCAGGTGAACCTATACCCCGCAGGCACTGCGGCGACGATCTATTCCGACAACGGGATAACGGTGACAACGAATCCGCTCACGACCGACACGAACGGGCAGTTCTCGTTCTACGCTGCGGACGGTCGGTATCAACTCGTCGTGACCGGAAACAACATCACCACGACCACGATCAACGACATTCTCATTGTTGATCCGCTGCCATCTGATCTGCCTACGTCGCTTCCTGCGAGTTCCGGGAAGCTGTGGAACAACGGCGGCGTCATTTCTGTGTCCTGACACGATCAAAACATGATCAAGAAACTGAAACTCGCTGCGGTAGCGCTGCTGCTGCCGCTGATAGCATTCGCTCAAACGTATCCATCGCCGACGTTCCAGAACGTCACGGTACGGGGTACGTTGACAGCTGCAACGCCTGCATTCACGAATCCGGTTCCGGTGAGTTCTGGCGGTACGAATTGTTCTGCTGCAAGTGGTACGTGCCTGGACAACATCACGGGCTTTTCGAGTACCGGATTTGTCACGCGCACCGGCGCGGGCACGTATGCCTTTCAGTCGCTCACGAACGGCATCACGTACGGGAACTTGGCGCAGGCCGGCGCTAACACGCTGCTCGGCAATGCGACGGGGGTGACGGGCAACGTCACCGCCGGATCTGTCACCGGATGCAACGGCGCGGCGCAGGCGCTCC